CAGCAGCAGCATAAGCAGCAGCAGCATCAGCATCAGCATAAACATAAGCAGCAGCATCAGCAGCAGCAGCATAAGCATAAGCAGCAGCAGCATCAGCATCAGCATAAGCATAAGCAGCAGCAGCATCAGCATAAGCAGCAGCAGCAGCAGCAACATTTAATTCCTCTCTGGTTATCTCACCATTTACATATCTCAAACAAGCTACTAATGCATCTTTACTTCTCTGATCTTTCATCAGATGTTCAACTTGTTTGGCACACATGACTTTTGCTAATGTTAGTTTTTTATCATCAACATTAAGTCTTTTCGCTATCCAGAGCATCCAGTCTCCTCTTTCACAGTTCTGCCATGCTGAAAGAGCAGATTCTTGAGTCTTCACATACTCAATAGCTTCATTACAAGCATTTAATTTTTCAAGTTTGTCTGTTTTCATATTATTGAGATTTTAATTGTCATGGTAATAAGTTCTTTTCTTTGAATTTCCGGTATTCTTCTTTCATCAGTAGTACATCGGCGTCCCACTGATCAAACTTCCAGTCCGGATGATTTGTCCTGTCCTTCATCGTCCCCTGATCCACAATCCTGTGAAATAATGGATATACTATGCGGATATTCGCCGGATTAAACTTGAAATACGGGTACCTGCCTTTCGGGAGGATATGTGAAAAACAGCTATAAAAACTGTCTTTTGACCTCAGATGGGTGACATCCTCCCCGGTATAAGGGCATACCACCTTCTTATTCTTGTAGTATTCTTTGTGCCAGAGGTCAAGAAACATCCCCAACTCCCACTCATACCCAAAGCTGAACTCCGGGGGGATGCTTTTTTTAAATATCATTTTCTTCTTTTTTTTGTCCGTCCTCATAAACTGGTGATACCGGCAAAAACCTTTACCGGTTATCTTGTCAGTACCAAATACTGCATTTAAACAATGTTCTGCATTACACCTTCTCATTTTTCATTCAGGTTAAAAAGAGGACATTCCAACCATCCCGGCTATCCTGCCCTCTTTATTTCTTGTGACAATAATACAAGAGTTTGGATACAAAGATAAATCTTTTATTTATTATTTGCCTTAACTTGATTAATTATTGGTGGCTTATTCATCCTTGTTGCTTCCAATATGGGCAAGTTTGTTTCAGTAGGAATATAAACAACCGTCTTTTCTACATTGGTTCCAGCAACCTCAGTAATCCATAGCCATCTTAAATAATCTTCATTTTCTCTTAAACTTGTCCCAATTATTTTATTGGCAATAGCTACGCCAACCGCCCTTGTACTATCAGCTAATTTAATATAATGGGCAGACTCATACTTTGCTTGAGCTTCCTGAACTGCAATTTGCCGATTCTGAGTGGCCTTGGCTAATTCAGCCTTGCCTTCCAAGTTTTGCTGATATACCTTATATCGCGGACATCCTATCATTCCTGCTAAAATAAGAATGATAAGAAAAAATCCACCTAATACTGACCATTTAATAGTCAATCTTGTTTCTTTTAAATCTTCACTTTCCATAATTTTGTTTTTAAAGGTTAATACTAATTTCCATCAATTAATTTATTGATTTCATCCGTTGTCGCAAACTTTATAAAAGTCTCCTTATCCTGATACTTCTGCGATAACCCTGCCTTTCTTGCCAGTTCCAGCCATCTTGGATTATCTATCGGGGGATTAACGGATAGTAAAGCATTGAAAATAGCCTTGCAAGTGCTAAATTCTCTCTGATCGCCTTTGTCGTAATCCGGAATAGCCAAATTATATTTATTTCCGGCTTTCACTTCTGTTTGCGGTGGAGGAACACTCCCTTCTGGCTTTCTCTCATCATTCAGATAGGGCACAATGTATTCGGCGAGCTTTCCTTCCTGATGGGCAAAGATAATCTCCCTGAGCTTCTTGTTTGTGTTTTTCCCGGGTATTATCTCCATTGCCTCAATCATATCGGAATCCTTGTTCACTATCGCTAAAAGGTCAATGGTGGGCATGTCTTCCATTTGTTTGAGGGTTAATCCCGTTGTTGATGCTTCCTCAAAATCAGGATGAGTTATTTCCTCTTCATGGCTTTCTATTGGAGGATCATTAACGGTTTCCGGATGCGACTCATTGATTACTGTCGGAGACATGACTGTCTGCTTGATAGGAGTGACATCTGTCCCCTTTATCGCATCTACAATCTCTTCCTGTGCGAGTTTCTTTATGACCTTACCTGTTAGCTTTCCAGACCTCTCCTGACTGTGAACCTTATCCGGAATAGTGATCTTTGTTCCATCGGGGGTCTCAATGACTTCTGATACATCCGATGTCATATCTTGAGCTTCTTCTGTGATATACATATTATTCAGCACATCCCCGAATAAGTCCCTTGCCAGATAGCCGAGAGGTCTGTAATATAGCATCCGTTTCTGATACTTCCACCAGGGAGATGACTTGAATTTCCATCCATCTGTACCATTAACCTGTTGTGAGGTAATCCATAGACCGGCTCTCTTTGCATCATTGATAGAGAAGCTCTTTGACAATGTAAGGCCATTATCCTCCCGAGTTGCGGTTATAGTAACCTCCATATCCTCTCCCTCGATGCTTCCTGTTATAGATTCTTTCCATGAATCCTTGCGGAGTTTTCCTGAACTGAATATCATACTCTTTGCCAAATCCCCTTTTATGGTAAGGAGTCCATTGATAGGAATGATATTCTGCAAAGCTGTCATAGCAGGCAGATGAAGTGTTCCGATGCCATGAACCAATACTCCGGCTACCGCACCCACTTTGCCCTTTGTAAAATCCGGCTTGCCGTCTGGTAGTTTTTCGTAATAGTGATAAGGGATAATTTTGCTTTCAAGAAGGAAATTTGCTACTTGCATAGCTCCTTCCAATGTTTCAATTCCTTTTTCGACAAATGTAGTCATCCTACTGTCTGCCGATTTAATAATACTTTTGTCTGCTTCCATGATTTTTAACTTTATTTAAAGGTTCTACATAATCCGTGTTATACCGCCAGGTGCGGTTTAGCTTGCCATAAGCACCTTTTCTGCTTTCGTCCCATGAGCATTTAATCAACTTTCCCTCATGCGTAAGGTCTGTGATGGATCTCCGCACCGAAGTAAGCAATATCTGTTCGTTATAAAGATACTGTACCCAATTAGCAACTGAAATAGGAGTGAATCTCTTATCAGCATTCTCCCTGAAGAATAAAAGAATCCTTTCCTTTTGTTTCTTTGCCTTTTCCCGTGCCTTAATCAAGTCTTCCCTTGCAAGTGGCACTGTGTCGTGAAATGTACTCTCTCTTTCCATGGCTTATCCTTTTATAAGTGCGATTACTTCAAGTTTCGGATAATAGCGGGTCTTACCATCACGCTCGCTCTTTGTGGCATTTAACAGAAAGGTAACGGTTATCCAGTCGCCATCCTTGATGTCCCCAAGCATACTCATAACTTTCTGCCCGAGTTCAAAAGAAACCTCATTGATATAATTTCCCTTGAGGACTTCCATGATAATCAGCCTCGTTATCTTTGTCTGACCGTTTCGTGTTGTAAACTCCTCTGGAGGACATATCTTTAATAGCCTCCCAGAGATCGAAAATTCATTTACCTGTTTGTTTTGGCTTGCCATAATCTTAATTTTTAAATTTAAAATACTTAACAAATTCTTTAGGAGGAATGAGTATCTCCCTTTGATCAGGATTCTGGCCCGTTAATTTAATTAACCCATCTTCGAAAGATACGCAAATCCATTTACCACCTGTTTGAAGATCAATACAGACCTCCCATAGTCTCGGTAATCCTGCATCCATCCACTCTCGAATATCTTCAAATGGATTAAGGGTTCTTTTAGAAGGTTCGATTTGGGGCAAATGAAATACAAGATTTGAAATACTTAAATAAGATACTTCAGAATTTTGTTCTATACGATTTTTATTCCACCATTCGCTCAACCTATAGACTTCATCATCTGTTTCGGGGAAAATATGTAAAACATCATAATCCCCTGCTGTAATAAAATTTGCTCTCATTTTTAAATTGTTAATATTGTTATTTCTGTTCTTGGTTTCTCTGAATAGACTTTCCTTGCCCTTAATTCGCATATCAGGGAGTCGTCCCTGTAATAAATACCTATCAGGCTATCCGTAACGAATTTGATAAGATTATCAATGTCCGGACGGCTTGAATGATACTCCGGCGCAGAGTCTTTTAAGAATTGGCTGTTTTTGCCCGTTTTATAATGATTCTTCGGTCTGTGCATATAGAACACCACTTCAAGGAAGATAATGTCAGAAATGGGCTCTTTTGGGGCAGATTCCTGTAATATCCCTGCAAAGGTCTTCTTCTTCTCATTGGAGGGATCATAAGTACCGGAAAACTTGCCTCTCGTAAAATGCCTGTGCCTTGCCTGGGCTTTTGGCTCTCCTAATACTGTGAGTTCTATCTTCATTCCTTTGTCTTTTGTCCCACAATCCTAATTTGTTCGGGCAGGAAGCATTGAATCTGCCCTGTTGCCACACTTTCACAAATACCTACCGTGTAATTAACTGCCATATCGTTTATAATATCATATTTCAGACCAAAATGCAAAAGCCAGTAATTCTCCTTGGAGGTAATCAGATTACCCTCTTCGTCTATGTCACCTGCTTCTATCGTGACCTCGCAATATGTCTTCAGGAAGCTCATTCGGTTTATCGTATTTGAAATAATGTCCTTTTCTTGTCATCGCACCCGTCCTCAATGCCCTTATCATCCCGTTCTTGCTCAATCCCACGGCCTTTCTTGCATCGCTTATGCTGTCAAACCTCTCTATGACTTTATGATCCGAGTTCTCCTGTATGACGGCTTTCTCCTGGCTCTGGTTATAATCCTTCACCCTTGCATCGTATCCTATGGCGTACATCCATCCAAGATACTTCTCTGCCGTCTCCCATGATATTGCAGGTATATGATCACCGTCATAAACCATCGTGAGAATAAGCCCCTGCTCCTTCATCCATAGCTTTGCTTTCCTTATGGCGATGTCTCGTGTCATTAATAGCAATTAAGGTCTATCTTCTTAAATTCATTCAATAACTGCTCATCAGACGGCTTCTCCTTGATCTTATTAGAAGCCACACGGTTCTTTGACCCTTTCCTCTCGCCCCAAAGGAAACTGCCCAATTTACCAAAGTCTATGGCCTCTGCTCCACTATTTACAAGGTCATGGATAAGAGTATTGGCTATCTCTGACCGTGCATCATCAATGAGATTCTTAACTCCCATGAGAACTTTGTCTTTCTTGCAGAGGTCATAAAGCCTCATCGTACCCTCTATGCTCGGCCTCTCCTCCAGAAACTTCTTATTCATAAAATCCCTGTAAGCATCTGAACTATCAGGCTCCGGCTCGTATCTTGTTATCTCCGCATCCCACTTCTCAATCTCATGCACATTGCCCATCTTTTCTGCCTCTCTCTTCTTGGCAAATGCCTCCTTTGCAGGGACTACCCTTTCATACCACCATTTCTTTGAGATATTTATTAGACTATTACAGAGAGCCTCATCCCTTGTCACTTTTTCGATTATTAATTCATTTCCATCCTTTAAAATTGCTAATTCTGCATAATCAGCCTCAAGAATTATCATATAGACATGTATCTGTGCTATATATGAAGGAGGAATGCCATCTTCCCAGGATCTCGATGCATTATAAGAAAGGCATTTGCATTCAAGAATAGCCTCAGTCTTTAAGGGTTCCCCTGTCAGGAGGTTAATGCCACCCTTAATGTTCATCAACCGGTCAATAGACCCAAATAGCCATGGATATTTTGGATTGACTACAAAACCATTCAGATTCCTGCAGGAGCGAATGACCTTTTGGTTCTTGAAATTTTCGATATAACCGGTCTCGCTCCCGTCATAGTATTGCCAGAGATCGGCTATTTTTTCTTCAAGGTATCTGCCAAAAAACATTTTTGGATTATCAGGTACTTCCGTAAGTACGTCTCCTGTTTTGTTGTGAAAATGGTAAATCGTCCGATTATATTCAGGTTTTACAAGACCACAAATATCAGAAATTTCCGATCCTCCTATACCGTTCCTGCGGAAATCGAACCATTCCTTCGTATGCGAAGGAATCCTTGTTATTATTAAATCACTTCTCATATCATCATAAGTTTAATCCGTGAGGAGGCCTCATCCCTTCCAGTTGCAATGGCAATAGCTCTTTATAGAGTTCTCCCATGAGTTCGCATAAGAGGTCTGCCTGCGATCTCATCATCTCAACTTCCTGTTTTCCGTCATTGCTGATATTATTATACCAGTTGTCATAAATCTTAGACATCTTGTTTACAAGGTTTTCATGCTGCCCGACAAGATTCCTCCCTGCCTTATAGAAGTGGTTCAATGCCTCAAGCCTTGCCCTGAGCATCTTTAGCTTCTCCTGCCCGACTGCTTTCTGCTTATCGTCTTTCCATTGATAATTTGCATCGGAGCAAATCCTTTCAGCATCAAAGACCTGCTTTTCCAATTTGTCAAGCTCTTCGGATTTGTACCATTCAAGGAGCTTACTGAAGACATAATCATTTACGTTACTCATATATATACATTATTTGTGATTCCTCAATGCCATAATCGGACTTCTCCTCTGTTGATCCACATTACCTTATATCTCTGTGGCTTTCCTGAATTTATAGAAACATCCACTTCCTGCAAAAGTTTGATCTTTATTTTACTCTTCATAGCATCTCCATTAGTTTTTCTTCAAGCCATTTAACATAATCAAGATCCGGAAACTCCATCCATTTGGATTCCCCATCTCTTCCTATCATATCAAGAAAGCTATCATCTAAATCATTGCCGTCAAGAATCACATCTCCCATCCTTCCAACTCTGACATAACAGGAAATCTCAATTGGAACTTGAGATGTTTCAGCCTTATATTTCATCCGCAATTCTACTTTACTCTTCATAGATATACATTATTCGTTGTTCCTCAATACCAAAATACTCCTCACCGTCAATGGTGACAATGCTCGCAGCCTTTCGGTTGAACTGAACCCTCATGCCCGTTTTTACCTCATTACAAGCATCCCCTGCCTTTATTATCGTTCCGGTAAGGGGCAACATCTCTTTTGATGTCTCAGGCACCAAAACGCTTCCTTTTGCCTCTGGGAGCTTATCAAGCCTGATTAAAACTGAATTGCCTAATATTTCCATAAATTAAAAATTAAAATGGAAGGTCTGAATTATCTTCTTTCCCGTTAAATGTATCATCGTCATCATCTTTGGCGGCAGGATTCAGCTTGCCTACGACAGGGGCATTCTTCTTCTTTTCCTCCCACACATAAAACCTCCCCCCCTTGGCGGAATCCATCTTCAGCTTCGTCTTATCCATCTTTCCCTCCTCCTCAAACCGTATCTTCTCCGTCCTGAGTATCGTAGGCACATCTGAATCAACATAGTATTTATCATCCTCATCGGCATCATCAGGTATCTCATCATTGGGCTTCTTCCTGTTCATATAACGGTGAAGTATTATCCCCGTATCCGGCTTCTCCTTCCATGCCGAGCTCCCCTTGATGTCATAAAGGCATGGCATCCTGTAATTAATCCCCACCTTCTCAATCTTTGTCGGATGGGCAATGATTATTCCATGGACATCGTAAGCATCGTTGAAATTAATAAGATAATCCAATTGTCTGCTTATAAAGGTGCTCTCCGTCATGTTCCTTGGCTGTTCATGCTCGATCTTGTTCCACGCATCAATGACATAACCAAAGATATTCTCTGTCTTCTTCAGGTATTTGAGGTATTCCAAGATAGACTCCATGGTATTCACCTTATCGCTCTTTATCTTGCCGTTCCAGCTCTCAAAGTTCTTGCTGTTAGGCGATATTATAAAGAAATGCTTCTCTATGTATCTCATGGTCTTATCCCGAAGCTCCTTGCTCATCGAGTTCTTCCATCCCTCCCTGTAGAACTGTCCTGTCCATACCTCCGCTATTTTGGCAAACTCCCTTGCTTCAGGCACGTTCTCCGGTGTGAATAATGCAAATTTAAGGTTCAGCTTCTCATTATGCCTTATAAGTTCGCATATATACCAACGTATAAACGTTGACTTACCGGCACTTGGTAGCCCCGTAATTACAGTAAGATGCTTTGGTTTAAGAGTAAACAGTCTGTCCACTTCCGGAATGCCTATGCCAAGCCCCGGTGTGAAACCGTTCTTCACTATCATCTCCAACTCTTCCCTGCACATGGAAGGCTTTATTATTCCTCCTACGGGGAATGACGAAAGGTTCTGATAGCAGTCATCCACTCCTTCCTGATTAAGAGCCTTGAGTCCTTTCTTTTTATCCCCCGCCCATACCTCGTTGATGTCCTTATAACCTACGGGATATTGTATGTACTTGCATCTCTCCTTGCCGATAATAAGCGCCAGATGATTTTTGAGTTTGATACCTGGCGCATCATTATCGGTGGAAAACACATGTAAATCCGCATCTGCAATCTTGCTCTTTGTATAAGGATCATTGATATAATCAAACTCATGGTCAAAGTTCTTCGCATCGGGATTGGGAGCCCCTGATGGAACACTCAGTACATTCTTATATCCTGCCTGAATCCATGTCAATCTATCCACATGACCCTCTGTCCAGATGATTATCTTCTTCTCATCAGGAGGGAAATTAAGGTCTTCCAATCCCCATGGTAGCGTCCTTGATCCATCTTCTTTCTTTATGTTCCACCATTTAGGAGAGTCCTGACCTGCCTTCCACCTTATATCAAGGAATTTGGCATCTACAAGCGTATAGCCTATGTATGTAGGGAATCCAAGGATTGGCTTTGACCCTTCTGCCGACCTCCTTGAAAATTCGTAAACCTTATGCTTTAAGGGTATTTTAATGTCTATTCCCCGCGACTGCCAATACTCCCTGACTTCTTTGGAATAGGTATCTGCGATCTGCTTTGGCATCTTGGACTTCTCCTGAACCTTTGCATACTGCTCCATATCTTCAAGATTGCCACTCCATCCGCAATGGACATGGTGACACTTAAACCACCTATTCCCCGGCTCATCATTAACTGTTAAACATGGAGAATTTTTATGATGTTGGCGGGTATTATTGCAGTGAGGGCAAATAACCGAATAACGGGTTCTGCCAGAAACAGGAGTAAATTTTATTCCAAGTTCGCTAAATGTTGTTGCCACTTAATATACTTTTGGTAGATATATTATTAACCATTTGCCAATAAGAATAGATTTTGAATATCCATTTCTTTCACTTAAAGGAAGTTCATACTTTGTGATATTCCTGATCATCAATCCCCTTCCGAATATTCTGAACCACATTAATCCCCTTTCACAATAAAAACAAAATATCCTTCTGATTTTACTCATAGCTTCACATATCTTTCTGACTTATCGTTTCTTACGATGAATTTAGGTCCAGTTCCATCGGAACTTGGATGCGGATAACAGAAATCCAGCTTTAATCCGAATCTGTTAGCCGTGAATGTAGGACGCACCATATTATTAATGGTGGATACCTTCAGCCCTGAAATATCGCAGAACTGATCTATCGTCCACACATTATAACGCATCAGAAGCCTCACCTGTGACTCTTCCGTATAAGGGCATTTGCAATCCTTTGTCTCCTCTTTGAGCCTAGCAAACAGCTTCTTTATGAGCTCTGGGTCTGTCTTTACAAAGACTACCTCTATATTAAGTGCTTTGCATTCTTCTTCCATGACAAATAAAATTATGCTACAAATTTATATAATATAATAATATCAAACAAATATTTTAGGATATTTTTTATTGTTTTGTTGAAAAATATGTAAAAAAGTGCAGTAGCCCCTTATTTTTAAGGGTTCTCTGATTCGGCTTTTTTATTACGGAACGTAGCACTTGCTATATTGGTTGCCTGTTCCTCGGCTTGTCGTGCCATTTCCTTGAGCAGATTTGTTTCTTTGGGTTCTTCATCGGTAAGAGTCATGCCTCTCTGCCATGTCTGTTTCTTGGCTTTCTCAAATGCCTCTTTTGTGAGCCCTCCAGGGACAAATCCCTTTAACATATTGAGATAGTTCGTCCAATAGATGTTGGCATAGCGTTCCTTATCCTCTGCGGTCAGTGGCTTCTGTAAGTAATAATCGGGCACTTTCGGGGCTTTGAGAACTTGGTTGTTCTTTAATAGCATATATTCTTCCGGATATTTCTTTTGGAACTCCACACCATTAAGCACATTAAACCTCCTTGTCATGCCCTCTCTCATCTTTGTACCATTCTCTTTTATGAAAGGGTCATCGGGATTCCACTTGCTATACATCATCGTAAGGCTGTCTATCTCTTGATTTACGGGTATCATCTCTTTAAGCGAGTGATTTATCTCACTTGCCCTTACCCTGTCTGCAGCCTTCTCTATTCGTGTCAGGGCATCACCTGTGGCACCGTTTTCTATTGCTCTTTGAACTGTCCTGTTATAATCTCCCTCGGCATCACCCATGCTTTTTGCAAGATCGGCATATTCGCCTACGGTATATTCAAGCTGTCTCTCCATGTGAGCCTTTAACTCCGGATCATTAAACTGCTGTACTTTGATGACATTATTAAGGAGTGACTGTATTATAGTCCTCTTCCTGCCGTAATAATCAAGTTTCCCCGTCATCGCATCGTAAATATCCTCTCCTGACCGGAAGAAAGGCACCTGACTCCTTGCCGCATAATGAAGGACATTTATAATTCTACTCCATGTACTTGGATTAGGGTCTCGCCATTTATTTGATGTTGGATTTGATATTGACTGATTGCGGAAGTCCCTGTCTGCAAGAACCGCTGATCCTACAAATCCCCATGTAGCATCACCAAATACTGCGGTTGGAAACAGTTTACTTTTATCTTTCTTTTGAAACTGAAAGGGCAGGAATTTGCTTAAATCGGATAGTGTAGCACTATTATCCTCGCCTACATAGTTATACATAGGGCTCAGGTATCTTGCGGCATTTACCTCCGATTTACCCACCTTGAAACTTAATGGTATGGATAGTCCAAATGGAAGGCTTATCTGCGGAGTGCCTTTCCTGTGCTCCCTCTCTTTCTTTTGTTCCGGTGTCTCCCCTGACATATAGCTGAATGTAGCCCCTATGGCGCTTATAAGGGCGAGATTGCCTATCGTGGTAAGCGGGTTCATTGTTATGCCATTGAGCATTATCCTCTGCATGTCTGCCTGGAACTTGACGAATGTGGGGCCTATAAGTGGAGTCTTTGATGCCACGTCCCATAGCTTACCTATGTGTGCATAGTTACGGAACGAGTCATAAACCCTCCTCACAGCCTGATCATGTGTCAATCCCTGCTTCCTGCAAATCAAATAAGCCGCTCCCTTGACATTATTCTCCACATCAATATAATTCTGCCCTGCGAGCTTCTGTCCCCTGTTAAACAGCGTCCTTGCCTTGTCTATGAGGGTCTGATCACCCGTGAGGGTCTGATACATACTTGTCTTCTTTGCAAAGTCCGGTATCTTCTCCCCTGTCACTCCCGACTCCAATAACACTCCGGATTTCTCCACTGCCTTATACAGAGCCGTCCTGTTCTTTGCTTCTTTCTTCCAGTTCTCTTTCTCTACAAGTATCTCCAAGGGATTAAAGCCATTGATGGCACCAAAGAAATGCGATCCTGTATAGTTGCCTGTCTGGACAAAAGGATTAAGGCTTGTCCTCCATGCCCTGTAAAACTGATTAAACTTCTGCCTGTTATATACCTTAAAGGCATCGTACCACGTGTTTGCTGCGGTATTGGCAAAATGAAATCCTGTGAAGTCCTCCACTATGCTATGAAGGACTGCCTTATTTCTAAATGGACCCCATTTTCGGAAGTTGCCAAGTAAATCAAATCCTTTCGGCACATCTTCTCCCGGCTTCAGAGTCCTGACAAAATTAGGATGATTGTCAACTATGGAGTTCATATATTTTATACGAGCATCATTCTGAATAGTCTGTCTTACCCTTAATGCCGTAAGATAGGCAGGATCTTTTATTGCATGTTCCTGCATAGCCTCATTGACCTCCTGACGAGCCTTGTATATCCCTGTGATGATACCATTATCGCCAGTCTGTGTCAATGCCCTCATCTCTGCCGTAAGCCTATCTTCATCTTCCTGCAGGTGGGTGTCATATTCCCTTCCGAGATACTGGACTTCTCCGGTATTAGGGTCTTTGAACTTCATATAGGTCTTCGCATCAATAAATCCATTGGCGAAGGTCGTCTCATGCACCCATGTGTTCCAGTCCCTCACTGCCCAATAGAGGTTCTTCTCGGAGTTAGATAGATCGCCATATTTCTTTGGCTTTGTGGATAACTCGGGGTCAAGGACATCAAAGACATTCTCCAATGATTCCTCACTTCCTCCCACTATATCCCTGAGGTTATTCATAAGCCACTGGCTCTCATTACGGGCAAATATACCCGATGTACCTCTCATCTCCAATTCCCCCACCTGTACTTTCTTTCCCGACTCATCCGTACCAAAGGTGTCTTTCTGCGTCCTTGCAAGTCCCCTGTATGCCATCTCTGCGAACTTAGCAAGATTCCTTATTGCATTATTCTGCGATTCGAGTCCTGCCTGAAGCCTGTTTGCAATGGCATCACTTACTTTATCCCTCAATGGAGCAAAGAGATGCTTCCATAAGACTGTATTGCCCTTGCTTATCACATCAGGAGGCAATATCCGCATCTGTAGCTTATCATCCTCGTCTTTAAGATTCTTATCCGACTCATCGGCATTGGAGTTGAATTTCTTGCTTACATTCCTTGCATTGGTATCGGCTTTCCTTCTGAGGTCATCTTCCCAATTCCTGACTTTCTCAAGTAACTGTTTATGCTCATCAGGTGTGAGTTTCTTATCTATGAAGTCCTGCTGGACATCATCAATGTCTGTGTAATACTTGCCATTGAACTCCACTCCCTGATCTGCTATAGGCTTCTCTGCTGGTTTTTCTTCTGGGAATAGGTTCTGTTGCTTTTTGACTTCCCCTATCTTAGAATCTCTTTCCTTGGTTAAATCAGCAATCTCCTTGGTTAATTGTGCCGCCCTCTCATCAAACTTCTTCCCCACCGCATCAATGGTTTCAGGAGTTACCTTAAATCCCTGTTCTCCCGGCTTAATAAGATCACTTGGTTTAGCATTAGGGTCTCCGAATATCTGATTCCTGCTATCAGCCTCAAGTTTGGCTTTTTTCTTCTGGTCGGGAATCTTGTCAAGTTCCTCCTGCCTTCCCTTTATCTGATTGTTATAATATTCATATATTACTGCTACTTTTTTTTGTTGTTCTTTTGTGTATTTGGGCTTTTTTGGAGGTTTTTCAGCACCTTCTGTTTCAGCTCCTCCTTCTCCTTTAGGAGTGCCTGCAGGTATGTTATCTTCTGGCTTCTTGCCTTCTGTATCAGTTGGTTTTGGAATCTCTGTTTCATCCTTCTCTGTTTTAGGTTTTTCTTCTGTCTTAGGCGGTTCTTCTTCTCCAAGGCTATTCCCATGCTTGCCGTCTCTCATAGTGCCATCAGGGAACATCGTGGCTTCTTTCTCCGGCCCATCGGCTGTCTCCTTATAAGTAAAATGGAATCCTTCATCGGTGACATCAATACTTAATACATCCCCTCCATTTGGCTTTAACTGTTCATCATAGAATCTCCTGAGAGGTATCTCCATCTTATTGGACTGTTCATGTGCCGATCCCTGTGCGGATGAATAGAGAAGTCCTTTCTTCTCGACTTTATATTCCTCCCATATCTCATGTGCGGCGACAAACTTCTTATATTCATCGTCCACGTTATTTGCTACATGAATATCTCCATGAGGATTCCATTCAGGATAGACGGCGCTATTGCCTCCTTCCGTCCAGTTGGAATAGAAATGAGTCTTCATGTAACTGTCATCAACGCCAATGACATTACGCCCATTTTGATTCCATAAGGGTGTATCGGGGATATTATCAATATCTTCTGATGTAAACTCCTGATCGGCTATACCGAACCGTATCTTTACGCTTTCAGGAGTGTCTTTGTCTCCTTTGTCCCAGAGTCTTGCGCTTGGCTTTTCTGCTGCTCCTGATACTTCTTCTTTCGGCTTTTCTTTTTCTTGTGGTTTTGTCTTAAATGAATCCACCATCTTATCTCTTGCTTCAATCACCGCATTCTCATCACTACCTGCTTTGACTGCAAAAGAAGCATCCTTGCCATCTACTTTGACATTATACATATCAAGGGCATCACTGCCATCCGGCTCATTCCCCTCCTGCTTACCTACATATTCAATGTTATTCTTTTTGGCTATTTCTTCTGGAGACTGTTCTGTTTTTGGGATTTCAGTTTTGGCCTTAGGCTCTTTTGTTGTCTTGGGTTCTATCTTGCTTACATCAGCCTTGAACTTGCCCCATTCGGGATGAGCCTCTGCAGCATTGGCTACCTGATCACTCAGTCTTTTATTCTTGCCCGTACTTGCCTTGATGAGATTTTCTTGGAAGGTCTTCTTGTCCCAGTCCTCCCATTCTTCCTTCGGAGGCGTCTCAGCCTTCTCTTTCTCGGCCTTGGCTTTCTCCTCGGCTTCCTTTGCTTCTTTTGCCTTTTGAGCCTCTTTCTCTGCGTCCTCGGCAATCTTATTCAAATCCCTCTCTTTATTTTCAGGTTTCAGCTCATTATAGTCATCCACAGACTTTGAGAATATCTTCTCTGCATTCTTTTTCTCCTCATTGATCTTATTCTCCAATCCTGCCACCTTAGCTTCTTTCTCCGTAGGATTTAAGGATTCATCGTTTTTAGCGTCATTAAGCTCGTTTTGCATACGGTCAATGTTCTCCACCACCGGAGCTGCCTCCTTTCGCCTGGGGTCGTTTTCCTTGATTGTAGTGCGGAATTTATCAGTCCATATCTTCTTTTCTCTTGCAGATAATACAGGACTGTCGTTTATGCTCTTTAAGAAGGCATCGGGGTTTCTTAAAACAGACTGAGTGACAAAATTTATGTTAATGGCGTTGTCCACCACATTCTTTTGTGCTATGAGCTGTGATTTTTTATCAGGGTCTTTCTCATTCTGAATATCCATAAACAGCTTCATGGACTCTTCTCTTGCCTTCACAGGGTCAATATTCATTGAGTTGACCAGCCGGATATTATTATCCGTGGCGGTCATATAACTGAGCATAGCCCTTTTTGTGAGAACATCCTTGACGGCTTCTGGCGTATCGAGCATCCCAAAAGTAAATCCCTGCATCATCCCTTGGGCAAAACTGCCTCCTTGTGCCTTTTCCAATCCCCCAAAGCCAAGTGAGTTTGCCAATAGCTTTACTCCATGTGTTGTCCATACTCCGGCACCCATGTCCTTTGCAAGTTGTCCTGCCTCACCGGATAATATGCCAAGACTATTAAATAATAATCCTTGCTCTACTTGTGCCCCACTCTGACCGACAATCTCTTTTACAGGCTTACCTTCTTTCATCCCTTCCGCATAACTTTTTAATCCAAGGTATGCAGGGAATTTAAGCATATTCTCCAATCCGTATTTAACCAATAAAGGAGCTTTTGCCTCAGGGAAGAGACTCATGGAGAATAAATCCGGAAGGAACTCACCCGTGGCTTCCAATGACTTCCCAAACTCATCATGCGGTGTCTCTCCTGTCTTTTCGGCTAATGTCTTATCCAAGAAGTCGGCAGTCCTTTCATATCCCTCTTTCATCAGGCTTGCAGTATTGCCTCCATATAAACCATTATCAATAGATTCTGCAACTGCCCTTGAGTATTTCTTTAAGGTAGTATCGCCCGTTATCGCTGCTTGTGCCTTGACTCCCAATTCAAGGCTCTCAACCTTTAATTCTTTCGGATAATCAACTGCCAGATAGCCTATGTCCCTTACAAGGTTTGCAACACCCTTATAAACGCCTTTTGAGACGGCTCCTATATAAGATTCTTCCGGTTGTGGATGAGTGACTGGTATCTTATCTTCCTGCGGTATATTTATACCCGTAGTGGATACGGGCATATCCTCTCCCTTATATTGTTTGTTTTCAATATCCTTTAATGACGGCTCTCCCTTGGGTGCCATACCCTCGGGTAAATCAAGCCCTAATGTCTTTGCGTTATTGTCTTTATGAGGATTCCGACCTATCTGATCTTCCGGAATAGTGCCACTAACTTTTGATAAAACCTTTGAAAAGGCTTCTGATGTAGGCAAGCCATAATCGGTAGCATCTTTTTTTTTTAATCCGAGAGTATGGGAGAAGCTCTCATAGGTATCGGGAGTATCAAATTTATTCGCCTTGAGATAGTCGTAATACTTATGAGCATTCCCCTCATCAGATAATGTCTTTTGAAACGATTCAAAGTTATCCGGCACATCAGCCTTTGCTGACTTCAGATAGTCGTAATACTTCTGAAGATTAGTATTGTCGCTTGTTACTGCCATTTTATTCCGCTTTTAACTGTTTTTGTTTCTTTCCCCATAATAGTTTCCAATGTCGTCTGCTTGCCATCATCACCTATTATCGGGACATTTTCAATACCCTTGTCAGCAAGTTTGTCTTGCGGGATAATAAATGTTTCTTTGTCCATAATTTCTGATCCCAATGCTGGACTCTTTGCCCTAAATACAAATGCCTTCTCATTTGGGAGATAATTAATGAGTTCACAAGGAGTGTTATTGCCATTATAGACATCCCTCTCTTGATCTCCTATTACACCCTTGGTTATCCCCATATCTTGAAGATTGACATTAATGGTTGATTTAGGATTGAAGTCATAATGCTCATTATAAGTCTTGCCTCCATAAACAATGGGTTTATCTGATTTCTGGCCGGGAGCATCGAGTTTTAAATTACTTCCCCCCACGTTTATTGATATTCCTCCCTTGCTTGACGGCTTCTGAATGTATTCCTGTTTGTATTTTGGATTATATAAAGAATAAAGGTATTCATCATCAGTCATCTTAATTCCATCAGTATCCGGCTGGTCATCGGGATCACTTTGCCTTATTACCTTTATACCTTCTTTCTGCGCAGGAGTCATCGTCCTATATATATTCCTGAACTCCTTTTTATTCTTTTCCACTATATCGGGAGTCACTTCCCCTGATGTCATTGTATATTCTTTATCTCCCGTTTTTGGATTAATCGTTTCTACTTGCTTTCTTGGAGGCGGTGTAATCCTATCTTTATTCTGCTCAATAATCTTATTATAATCTGCAGGAATTGGATTATATACTATCGCATTCTGTAATAGATTTTTCCTATCCTCAATGCTATGACCCTCGAGAGCCTCTGCAAGTTTCTTCTGTGTCTCATCCCAATTCACTTTCCTTTCACTTGGCGGTAACGCATCTTCCTGTTCGTGTAATTGCTGAATCTTGTCATATACTCCTTTTTGTACTTCCCATTGATCAGCCAGATTTTTTGTCTGAGCATGGTAGTCATTGAGGTATTTGAATAGTGTCACTTCGGCATCGTTCTTTGGATTGCTCAGGTTCATTCCTTTCTTCATAGCCTCCATAGCAACTTTATAGGCGGTGTTATTCCTTTCCTGAAGCTCCTGAAACCCTTTCTGATCCTCCCATCCCTTTAAATTGGTTACGAGGTTAGACAGGTATTCTTTATTACCCGCCTCTTTTTGTTCATAGAGAGCCTTCTGGACAGCGAACTGTTTATCTTTGAGTCCCTGAACAAACTCTACAGGATTGAACTCGTCTTTTAAGACGGGCGCTCCCTGAAATAATCCTGATTGTGCTGCCATGATATTATTTATTTATGCCACCTTCGTATGATTGAAAACTATATCCTGTTGGTGAAGATATTCCACTCCCACTTCCAATTCCAATCCCGTTTCCGCCTCCCTGCCCTGACTTGCCCATTAATGTTTGGAGCCATCCCATCACATCATTCATGGTGAAATTCCCCTTGCCTCCTCCATATACTCCTCCTTTGGCAAGTGCCGAGTAAAAATCGGGAGCTGCGGCTGCTGCCCCTGCCCCTGATACTCCACTGAACATATTCTGCTGTCCCGATGCGCTTAACTTTTGTGCCTGATCCCTTGCCATGAGATACATATTCTTCTGCCAGTCCTGTTGCCTGTCCTGCGCCTGACCAAGCGTATTCTCTGCGCTGAAGTACCTGTTTGCCCCTTCCGCATTATAACTTAAATCGTTTTGTGCGAGTTTGGCTTGTTCCTGCTGTCCTGATGCAATAGCCCTGCTTATTACTCCAAGCCCTTCCGAACCAGAACTCATCTGTGATGCAGCCTGTAACCCCGCTGCCGTTGCTCCTCCTATCTGATTACGTGAGATTTGGCTTCCAGGTGCCTGTGGTGCGTTCATCTGACCCTGTGCCGTAGCTGCTGCCGTCTGATATGCGGGAGAGATGGCATTGGATGGTTGCGGTGTATTCCGGGCAATCTCATTACCTTGTCCTATCATACCTGCTCCCATAATAGTCTTGGCTAAAGAGGGGATTAGTGTTAATATTAATGCTAATGGATTCATGGCTTTATATTTTAAACATTTCTTTCTGATGGTGTTGAAAAGATGACTACCGAATCAATCCTTACCTTATCCGTATGTTCCTCGGTATGGAACTTGAGATAACAATACCTTCCTCTCATGTCCCTACCGTTTAACTTGGCATCAAAGACACTTGAGAAGACTCCCGGGGTGTTAATGTCTTTCATTATCTGTCCGAAATAAACTCCCTCCCTCTGCTCAAAGACAGGTATATTTGTCTGCATGAGCTGATGGCTCTCTGCCACCTGTTGAGGTATATAGACATATTCATCAAGGCTCTCCAATAGATGATCCGTAAATAATCCTACTGCGTTAAATACCTTATTCTTCTGCGGTTCTATATTAGATACCACTTCCAGTTCGGCATCTGTCGGTATGCCTGACCATGATAAGTAATCCTGTCCTTCGTCACTATTCATAACCCATAATGTCTGATGATATAAATGTGCGAAGAAATTTCCTAAATGAACATAGCTTTCCGTTATTTGATCTATCTCGGAGACAAACCTGCCCGTGGCTTCGCTGAATATTATCCCCTTGACATTCCCATTCATATTGAATGTGATCCATACCTCTTCATGCTCATTGTTTATCCCTATGCGCACCTGAAGAATGCTTGCCCCTCCCGATGATCTTATCCATATAAGGAGGTCTTTGAACCACCTCGACATCCTGTATTCCGGTCCTGATAATACTTTCTGA